TAGGTAGTGTGATAGAAGGCGAGACAGTACAAGACAAGCTAACAGCAGTACAGTAACCTATTGATATCATTAGACATACCCATATACATAGTAAGCTAACCTACTGATAAACCAGGTGAAGGTACCCTATCTGACAGGAAGGAAGGGGGTGGGGTCGGGTTTGAGAGCCTGGAGACGGAGATAGTCAGTACCTACACCACTATAATTCTGTAGAATATCAATAATCATTCCTCACAGGAAAAGCATTATCTCTAGCGGTTTTAGCTCAATAATCGAAATACCGATTGCTCTTTTTTTTCTCAGCTTATTTGAGACGTTTTTAGCTCTTTACCTATAGCTACCCAAGGGGTATAGTATGATCGTGTCTTACAAGTCCTCTAAGGCCCCTACAGGCTATGAATACAGACCAATACCATACCTTTCTTAAGGCTCTACAGGTAACGGCTATTAAGCAGGCTTCAGAGCCTCGTGATGTTAAATATGCTGAGTTCATCCCTGATTATGCTGTTATGGACTCTAAGTGGCTTAAGAAGAACAAAATTACCAATACAGTAGCAAATGCAGCTTTATGTGCTGTTATATTCAAGGCTGCTCTTAGAAACCTACCATAAGGCGGTTAAGTGCCAAACATAACAATACCGTCGAAGCTTGAACCCTTCCTGACGAAGAAGAAGCGTTTTAAGGTCGCCTTTGGTGGTCGTGGTGGTGCTAAGTCACAGACGGTTGCTGATATGCTCCTGTTCCTTGTTCAGACTGAGGGCCATAAAGTAGGTTGTTTTAGAGAGTTAATGAACTCTATTGATGACTCTGTTCACTCTCTCCTCAGGGCTGAGGTAGAGCGTATGGAGCTACAGGGCTTCACGGCTACTGATTCTAAGATCATTAACTCGAATGGTGGGGAGATACGCTACAAAGGTCTTTCTCGTAATCCTGATGCTGTTAAGTCAATGCACGGCTTTACACGCTTTTGGGTTGAGGAAGCGCAGTCTATATCCCAGGAATCCCTTAATAAGCTCACACCGACATTACGTGAGGAGGGTTCTGAGATATGGTTTACGCTCAATACAGAGTCATCAGAAGACCCTATTTCCAAAAGGTTTATAGTTCCTTTTTATGATGAACTCCTGACTAATGGGTTTTATGAAGACGATCTCCATTATATTGTCTGGATTAACTACAATGATAACCCTTGGTTCCCAGAGGTTTTGGAGCAAGAGAGGATCTTTGATTACCAGAATCGTCCGAGGGCTGAGTATGACCATGTGTGGCTTGGTCATTTTAACGACTCTGTGGATAACGCAGTTATTAAGACTGAGTGGTTTGATGCTGCTATTGATGCTCATAAGATACTTGGATTTAAGCCAAGAGGGCAAAGAATCGTCACCCACGACCCATCAGACTCAAGAGACGCTAAAGCTATAGTAGACCGTCATGGCTCTGTTATTCTTAATGCCCTTGAAAACACCAAGGATGATGTCAATGATGGCTGTGATTGGGCTTTAGATTACGCCATATCCAACAAGGCGGATGTCTTCCGGTGGGACTGTGATGGTCTTGGTATCTCGCTCAGAAAGCAGGTGAATGACTCTCTTGACGGCAAGAAGATCAGCTGGGAGATATTTAAAGGCTCTGAAAGCCCTGCCAATAAGAATGAGAAGTACGAGCCTGTAGATGGCACAAGTACGTACCAGAACAAGAAGAACAAAGACGTATTCAAGAATAAGCGTGCCCAATGCTACTGGGCGCTCAGAGACAGGTTCTATTTGACGTATAAGGCGATTACACAGCCTGAGACATCAGGGCATATCGACCCTGATAAACTAATTTCCATCTCCTCACAGATCAAGAATTTACAGAAGCTTCGGTCTGAGGTTTGTCGTATTCCTTTAAAGAATAACGCCAACGGGTTGATCCAGATAATGGATAAGCCTGAGATGAAAAAGAAGTACAAGATTAACTCACCCAATCTTGCTGATTCAATAATGATGAGCATGGATAGTCCTAAGAGAGTTTCTGAAGACTTCCTTAAACCTTTAAAAATTAATAGGAGTCACATTTACTAATGGCTAGATCAAAGTTGGCTACTGATAAAGCGCCGGAACAAGTATCTCACACAAGATCCTCAGTTGTTACCGAAGTTCCTAAACCCCCTAAGTTAACTGATGAAGAGCGTGTCCTTAAGATGAATGACATTGCTAAACGTCAGTGGGAAGGGCAAAGCTCATCGCTATCTACTATCGAAAGAGTAGGGCGTATTAGAGCTGGGGCAAAAGGACATGGGTTTGTGGACATATTAGATAAATTAGAACTCCCCATACCAAGGTCGGCATACGAAAAATACTTATGAAATCAGACGAGCTAGTTGCGATTATTGAGTCCCACCGCGCCAAATCCATTGGCAAGGATGGCTCTGATGTCCACTCTGAAAGAGCATCAGCATTAGATCATTACCACGGGCGAGCCTATGGCGATGAACAAGAGGGGCGCTCTTCTGTCGTTACTCGGGATCTATCCGAGACTATTGATTGGATAATGCCCCCAATTATGAAAGCTTTCCTCCAGAGTGGCGACATCCTGGAGTTTGAGCCTTCTGGGGCCGATGATATGGACGATTCCGAGCAAGAATCTGCCTATGTTAATCATGTGATGACAAAAGATAACAATGCGTTTCTTTATCTCCATGACGCGGTTAAAGACGCTCTTATTCTGAAAAACGGATATATTAAGCACTGGTTTGATGATTCGGTGAAGATAACCGAGTCTGAATACAACGGGTTGACCTCAGATCAGCTAATTAAGGTTTATTCAGACCTTGAGAGCGAGGCTGAGGTCGAAGTTCTTGAGCATGAAGAAAGCATCGAGGAAATCGATGGGCAGGAAGTGCCCGTCTTTGATGTTAAGCTCAAATGCAAGAAGAAGGTTAACAGGGTTAAGATACAGGCGGTCCCGTCTGAGGAAATAAGAATCTCAAAAGATTGCCGTGGGTCTACCCAGGAAGCCGCTTTTGTTGAGCATTACACAACCAAGACCAGATCAGAGTTAATTGAGATGGGGATGAAGAAAGAGTTCGTTAATGAACTCCCTGCACATACTAATATAAAGGATGCTCAGTCTGTAAGTCGTAACTCTCTCTCGTCTGAAAGTGACTATGATACCGGCCTTGACAAGTCAATGGATGATATCGAGTATTCCGAGGCCCACATTCGGGTTGATTACGATAACGATGGTGTTGCGGAACTAAGGAAGGTTATTACTGTCGGCGGGAAGCTTCCTCCAGGCAGTGAATGGAATGAGGTCGTTGATTGTGTAAACATAACCTCGTTTATTGTAAAGAGAATCCCTCATAGACATATTGGCGAATCTTTAGACGATGAACTGGAAGATTTGCAGAGAATCAACACGGTATTAACTCGCCAGCTTCTAGACAACATTTACCTGACAAACAATCAGGAGTACATCGTTAACAACCGCGTACACCTTCCTGACTTCCTTGAATCTCTTCCAGGTGGTGTTAAGAGGGTTAAAGACGATGAGCCTGTATCGGGCTGTGTAGAGCCTGTACCAGTGACTCCAATTATGAACCAGATCCTCCCTGCCATTGACCACTTTGAGAAGGTTAAGGACAACAGGACTGGGATTAATAAGCTCTCGACCTCTATTGACCCTAATGTGCTGAAAGGCACAACTAAAGGGGCTTACATGGAGGGTGTTAACCGCGCCTCGCAAAAAGTTGAGATGATTATCCGTATGACCGCTGAAGGCGTGAAGGAATTAGCCCTCAGAGTCCATGAATTACTCTTAAAGCATCAAGATATATCAAGAATCGTCAGATTAAGAGGCGAATTTGTTGAGGTAAACCCTTCTGAGTGGAAGGAAAGGACCGATTTGACAGTTAATGTCGGGCTTGGTTCCGGTACAGAGGACGAAAAACAGCAAAAACTAGGAATTATGTCTGAACTGCAAGACAGAATGGGTGGATTGGGCCTCGTTAGCGCAAAACAGGGCTATGAATTAGCCCTTGATGTTGGCAAAGCCTTAAGTTTCCCTCTCCCAGAGAAGTATTTCCTTGATCCTGCGAGCGAAGAGTTCAAAGCCCATCAACAATCTCAACAAAATCAGCCAAATCCTCTTGCTGAAGCAGAGCAGGCCAAAGGGCAAATGGTTCTTCAGGCAGAGCAGCTCAAAGCCCAATATAAGGGGCAGTTGGAGCAACTTAGACTACAGAACAAGTCTGAAATGGAACTCTTGAAGATTCAGGTTGAGAACTCTGATAAAGAGCGTGATAGACAGTCAAAAGAGGCCATTGCTATATTAAATGCCGAAGTTCAAGCGTTTATAGCAGGGACAAACGTAGATATTGGCAAGCCAGGGATAGGAGCAGAAGTTGCAGAAGGCGTGTAGCGTTCATGGTGATAGTCATATATTTAAATCCTATCCCAACGATCTAACTTATGAGAAATCATGCCCATTTACCCTCCATTCCTTTATGTTGAGGCGTTGTGATTGCGGTCATTCATACAGAGTTGAAAGCGGGAAAGAGATAAGGCAGTCATCAAGTGCTTGCGCTAGATCAGACTGTGAACACTGTTTTGATAAGCTTAAAAAGGGATCTAACATTGAGTAATATTGAGTTAAAAGCCAGAGACGCAGCTTCTTTCTTAGAAAACCAATCCTTCAAAGATGCTGTAGACGCTATGAATGGTTATCTTGATGCTAAAATGCTCTCAAGCAAGCTATTAGAGGGGGAGGCCGAGAGGCTTATCCTGTCCAAGCAGCTCTTGGCGGGTATTGTCAGAGAACTAAACAGGGCTGTCACAGATGGTGTGGTTGAGGAGTTTAATCTAAGAGAAGTGGAGCCTATCAAGCGTGAGTTCCGCCGATAGTATCGTTATTCCGTCAATTCAGCATACGGGGACGAAGTTTGTTGCCTCTATGTTTGACGGATATT